CGTATTGGATGGGGCAAATTACGTGGCGTCATGCCCGTGGAATTTGTACGGCCAGCGGTATTACGTCCAAATTTATGACACGTCGCGCAATTTGGTCATGTATCGCCCGCTGATCGGATCGCCACCGGAATACGACATTAATCTGGCGCTGGGCTATTTCACTACGTCAAAGCTGGTCTATCGCGTCAGCACAAATAATTTTGAGGTGACGCCGTAATGCGCTATTACAAAATTACGCTGTCCACATCAACGACAACAAAGACCGCATTTAATACGATCACATATTCGTCGCTGAATTCGGACGGCAGCAACAACCCGATGGCGCTGCAGATCGATCTGGATTTATTTCAAGGGCTATTCCATCAGCCATCACAGAATGGCATGATTACGATCTACGGCGTACCGTTCGCCGATCTGAGCCAAGCATCAAATTTTACCAATGCGGACATCACAATCGAGGTCGGCATGTCGGCAGGATTACCGCTAGCAAACCCAAAACAAGCCGGCATTGTCATTCAAGGCACGGTTTTTCAATCTTACGGAAATTATCAGGGTACTGACGTTCGATTGAATTTGATCATTATCCCCTATTCGATCAGTCCGACAGCCGATGCAAATTTATCATTCAATTGGATGGCAGGTCAGACGTTGACGCAGGCAGTATCGTCGACATTGGGTGTTGCGTTCGATTTGCCAATAACCGGCAAATTTAGCGACAGCATTGTGGCCACAGAAACCCAGCCTGGCATCTATTTTACAATGAAATCGTTCGCGCAATATGTCAACGACGCAAGTCTGCATGCAGCGCAACCAGTCGGCTATCAGGGTGCCGTCATGTCGGTCAATAGCAATGGCATCACACTATCCGACGGCACCGCACCGATAAAAGATATCACCGCCATACAATTTACCGACATCATCGGAAATTTAACCTGGATTGACGCGGTTACCATTCAGGCAAAATTAGTGATGCGTCACGATCTGAATGTGAATGGTTACGTGACATTTCCACCAGGCGCGCCGACGATCAATAACGCAACGCAGTACAACCAGATTCGCAATACAATTTCATTCGACGGCACATTCCAAATCACGACAGTGCGACATGTTGGAAGTAGTCGCCAGCCGACCGCCGATAGCTGGGTGACGGTCATTGATGCAATAATTAGCAACCCTACATTAAAATGAGCAATAGCCAAAAAACCCCATTCTCGGTATCGATAAATAGCGTCATTGCGCAACGGATATCCGACGCCTTGCAAGGTCTGGGCAATGTGCTGCCGTGCCATGTGGTCGCTGTGGATGGCGCAATCGTCACGGTCAATTTTGACGTGCAGGTAAATAATAATTTTACGCTGCCGCCCGTCACCTGTTCGACTATTGGGAGCAGGTATATCAGAATCCCATTGCAGATTGGAGACAAAGGCATCTGCATTTCTGCCGACGTAAAACTGGGTGGCATAACCGGTCTGGGCAAGGGTGCTGCACCGATCACGTCGGCGAGTAATCTGGGGGCATTAATTTTCATCCCGGTCGGCAATGTGGATTGGGATGACATCAGTTCGACTGCATCGTTTATGCGCGACGCTAACAATTCGGTATCTGTCACATTAGATGCCGGATCAGCAAATGTGGATGGCAATATGTCAGTATCTGGTAATTTATCGGCTGGAAATGGGATAACATGTATGTTCACGACATTGACCGGACAGACTGTTACTGTGCAAAATGGAATTGTGACCAATTTAATTTAGGACGATTATGGCCGCGTGTTTTCAATTACTTAACGTTGATTATTTTAATAATTTAATTTCAGAAATTAATAGCGCGATGACGCCTGAACAATTGCAGGAAATTGTCAATTCCGCATTCAATGATATTTCAACTTTAGAAAGCACAATGACCGGACAACTCGCTTTGTTGGCGCCGATAAATGCGCTTCTTACTATTCCGGCGACCAACCCAGCGGCAATAGTGACGTGGATAACGTCGTTGATCACTGATGTTCTGACGCCAATGTATCAGCCCTATATAACAATGACCGCTCAGATCGCGGCATTAATTGTGCAAATTGCAGAATTGACTGCGGCAATTGAGTCTGCGCAACTTTCACTATCTACAAATTTCCCCGATATTTCCATTGATATACCGGCAATTAATCCAAATTTTTGCACATTATGAGAACCTACGGAAAAGACAGTTCAGGCAAATGGCAACTTGTCACAGATACGCCCTATGTCTGGTTGACCACACTGATCCAAACATTGCGCCTGATCACCGGGGAAAGTCCGTTTTATACGACAACCGGCATACCGGCATATCAATCAATCCGCACGCAAATTGCGCCAGATATTGCGGTCAATAACATTCAGACTCAATTTTCACCCTATTTTTCCAGTCTAATTATCAGTAAAGTGCCAACGGCATCGACTCCGACATATAATGTATCGGCAGTATTGCCAAACGGCACCCCATATCAGACGGTGGTTAGTTAAATGACGACAATAACGAACGCGGGCGCGATCCCGGATTCACCGACAACTCTGCTCAATGAAGTCATTGCGGCGGCAACACTGCTGTCACCCGGACTTACCGCCGATCTGCCGGCCTCATTAATTGAGGATCTGGCCAGCACAGCGACCGGCGCCGTCGTCGTCCAGGATCAAGGCGTTGCCGATCTGATCAATTCAATTTCCGCATTTACCGCAAATCCCCCAGTACTGTACGCGCTCGGTGCGCAAAACGGAATCACGCAGGGCGTCGGTTCTAACACGTCGGTTTATGTGGTATTCATTAGCGCAAATTTGGGCTTTGTCATCAATGCCGGGTTTGTCGTGTCGGATGGCACAAATCAGTATGTAGTGCAAGACGGCGGCATTATCCCCACATCGGGCCAGACTGTGCCGCTGTATTGCCTCGCTATCAATGCTGGATCGTTCGCGGTCCCGATAGGTACAGTCAATCAGATAATCACTTCGCTGCCATCGGGCATTGCCATCACTTGCACCAATTTAGTGTCAGGCATCCCCGGCGCATCTGCGCAAACTCTCGCAAGTTATCAGGCGCAGGTGATACAGGCCGGACAGTCAGCGGCACAGGGCATGCCCGATTTTGTTAAAACTCAATTGCAGAAAGTGCCGGGCGTTCAGGCCAATCTGGTGTCGGTTCGTCCGGTTGGCACAAATTGGGAAATTATTTGCGGCGGCGGCGATCCGTATGCTGTGGCAGGTGCGATCTACGAATCATTTTTTGATTTTTCCAATCTGGTCGGATCGACTATTTTGGCCGCGTCAATCACAAACGCATATCCGGCCATTGTGACCACAAATTTAAATCACGGCTATTCGACCGGGCAAGTCGTGCAATTTCTGAGCGCGACCGGTATGACCGGCATTAATTCAATTCCATTCACTGCAATTGTTTTGAGTGAAACAACGTTCAGCTTGAATGTGGCAATTGCGAGCATTGTCTGGGCATCAGGAACCGTCACCATCACGACCGCCGAGCCGCACGGCATTCCATCCGGAACGATTGCCGGCACGATCTATGGATGTGTGCCGACGGGCTACAATGGCGCATACACATTCACGCGAACCGGCACGACCACATTCACATATCCGCTGGCAACGAACCCCGGTGCCAGCACTGCGCTTGGCTATACCGGTTTCGACAGTACGACAAACGGCACCTATAACGCAAACACCGCAGTTGTCACGCCAAATCTGCGCAATATCTCAGTGTCAATAAATAGCTACCCGGATACGTATGTTATTCCTTTCGTCGATCCACCAGTGCAGACTGTCACCGTCGCGCTGACATGGAACACCACGTCGTCAAATTATGTCTCGAGTGTGGCGGTCGCTGCGGCGGCGCAGCCGGCCATCGCAGCATACATCAACGGGATTTTTGTCGGACAGCCGATCAATATTTTTGACATGCAGAATGCATTTACGGCATCCGTGGCAAATTTATTGCAAACCAATTTAATATCAAAAATGGTCTTTGTTGTGACAATTAATGGCATAGTCACATCGCCGTCGGCTGGAACCGGCGTAATTTATGGCGATACTGAATCATTTTTTGAAACTACAGCGTCGTCAATTTCAGTGACACAGGGCTGATATGGGATTCGGATATGTAGACGACGGATACTGGGATGACGGATATGCGACTGAATACCAGGTTGCGGCATTGCCGTTAATCGCCACACCGCCGACGCAAGTGACATTGCAGGCATATGAGTATTTGCAATATAACGACGATCCCGACATTGCCGCATTTTTTGACACGTACAACACAATCGCCGCCGGATATTTAGCGCAAATCAATACGTTAAATTTGCCCATTTATAGTCAGCAATTTGGCGCGATGCTCGACTGGGTGGCGTTTAATCTGTACGGTTATACAAGACCGGTTTTATCAGTTGGCACTGTGTCGCTATCCGGTGGGCTGTATAATTCGGATAGCTATGATGTGGAACCCTACAACACGGCAGCAATTAGCGGATCGTCGGCATTGATCTACGTCACGGATGATATTTATCAGAGGTGCCTATTGTGGAATTTGTACACCGGGGACGGTAAACAATTTACAACGCGATGGCTTAAAAACCGAGTGATGCGGTTCTTGACGATGATTAATGGTGTGATCACACCGATGGATAACACCTATCTTGTCAGCGTCGTATTCAGTGCAGGCAATAACGTATTAATTACTGTCGACTCGGCATTCGTGGCAGCGTCACCGGTCAATCAAGCGACGGCGCAGGCATTACAGGCGGCAGTCAGCGCGCAATATTTACAATTGCCATTTCAATACAATTTTTCAGTAGTTTATTAATGGGCCGATCATGTCAATATTAATTTTTGCCAA